TCTTTTCTGTTTAGCGTGAATATTGTCCCATAGACCACGCTTTTCTTCTAAATAATCTTTAAAATTAATCATCGCTGCCATCCTTTTAAAATTTCTGGTGAAAAGTTACTATAACTGAATTCCATACGATCTACAATCTTAACTGCACCGCCAGTTAAGTGATCAATGGCAACGAATCCTTCAACACCCGTTGTTTTAAATCCGTTTGCTGTCTTTAGGAATGTACTAATATGTCCAGCTTGATTCATCTTCTCGATGATCATCTTCTTTGCTTCAACCAATAGGTTTACTAAATCGAAGATAGCTACAATCTGGTTTTGATCGTGATTAGCAAAGAAACTCAAGATCTTTTTACGTGTATCTTCTTGTTTCTGTTTCCCTGCTGGGGTTTTCTTTTTTTCGATTTCTTTCTGGTACTTGTCATGGATGTAGTGGAACAACTCTCGTACGTGGGCTCGAGTGTCACTAATCTGTTCCATCTTTCGAATTTTCGAATTGTTAAAAGTTTTAACTGCAAGTAAGAGGTCTTCATCGTTGCTAATCGCGTTAAGAGTTTGAGCGCTGATTGAATTAAAAAGAGTACCAGCACGTGATAACACATCAGTTACCTTCTTAGTCTCTTGAGCTGTAAAGGTAGCAGTACCAGAATAATCTTTATAGTTTGCATCATCCATCCAAATACTTGGAACGCTATTAAACTTATCAACGATAGTTTTACCGAATGATGCTCTCATACTTTCAAATGAATCACCTTCGTATGTAGTATGCCAAACAACTCCAATCTTAGCGGAACGAATCTTCTTCCCTAATTCAGAATCATATGGTACTGCATATACGATAGTGTTAGGATGGAAAGTGATATACTTCTCTCCATCAATTACTTCTACTTTCTTATCATCAGTGAACATCAGATCACCTTGATAAACTCCAGACTTGATGCCGAGTTTAGAGAATTCTCTTAACGCTACTTTTAATTTAGCAGCTAAATCACCAGATGTATCTGCATCTACTTCAGCTGGTGTTTTGTAAACCTTTGGTTCTTTATTGAATACGCCCTTCTTTGCAACGAAGAACTTTCCATCACGTGGATCTATACCTGCAAAAATAGAAGGTGCTCCATCCCATTTTACTGTAGAAGTAATAGGAGATTTTGCATGACCTGCTAACATATCTCTTAATGAGCGAAGAAAATTAATTGCTTTACGCGTACCGTTCACACCTTCGTTGAAGACCAAATCTTCAACGTGCTCCATGTGAGTATTCTTTTCTTCTTTTAGATAGTCTTTTAAGTTTAGCATTTTTGTCTTACTAATATTATACCACAAATTTGATTTATTGTACAGGCTTATTTTTTTAATACTTAAGTATTACTTTACAATAAACACTTGAAGTTTGCTTGATTCTCTAAAATATTTACAGATGTTCCATTAATTGGGCAAATATTATATGGTGTCGTATTCTTCGGTAGAGCAAACTCAATGGTGAATGTAAACTGATAACCTTGCGCTCCAATACGTCCCTTTGATTTCTCTTCGGCATCTGCTTTCGTAATACCTTTAGATTGGCAACGTACTCGAGCTGTGATCTTACACTTGTCTTCAAATTTTGGAACTGGAGGAAGACCTGCTTTTTTCATTCTATCATTTAAGCCGAGAGGATCTTTGTTTCCAAGTAAATAGAAACCGTGTGTTCCTACATTAATATAGTAAGTATTCTTAAGATTATAATACTGTGTCATTGCATTTGCAGGCAATAACATCTTAATGTCTGGACATGTTTTAAGATCAGAATCATAACGTTCACGCAACGAGATCTTTAACATCTGCTGTTCCCACTCTCTTGTTCTATCTGAAACATTATAGATAGGCGTTTGCCATTTTCTATTAATTTCATCTAGAACACCAGAAGATTTTGCTAAATCTGCAAGGAATTGTTTTTCAGTTTCGTCGTGATCGATATCACCGAATCTCCAGTGTGGAGTTGAATTGGCGTATGCTTTAATAACTAAACTTCCACCGGCTGTAGGTGAAATTTTTAACTCGCAGCCAGCAGCTTTACCGCGTACAGTAAGCATAAGATCTGGTCGAGTATGTGATGCTCCAGCAGTAATACCATCAGATAAACCGAATTTCTTGAGGTATTTTGTAGAGTTTTCTTCGTATACGAAGCCTTGTTGCGCCGCCATAGTAATCCATCTATATAGTATTATACTATATTTATAAAACTAAAATCGCCCCGAAGGGCGAAGTTTATAAGAAGGATTCTAAGCTATTCGCTGGTTCTAGATCTCGAATTTCAAAAGTCTTTTGAGGATTAAACTGATACATGAGACTGCCATTCATCATATCACGTTTACCTTCTAGAACTGCTTTGATCTCAAAAGCCATGTCAGTAGCAGTATGTACTGGAACATTCTGACATACATGGTTTAGATTTCTTGCTGGATTCAATAGCTCGAAGTCTTGAGGTAGACCCATGATAGTCATACACTCACGATATGTAAGGTATCTATCTTCGGTATGATGAGTCATTGACACTGGAAGATGTCCAACGAATGCGCCAATATAATCCTTAGGAATATATGAAGCACGTCTCATAATGTTTCCACCTGCATCAAGCTTATCTTGAATTCCATCCATCTTAGCAGCAAGTTTAGTGTAACCTTCCTTCTCGAGGAATGATTTCAACATGCGATAGTTATGTCCATTCTCTTCAATGTAGTGCATTGCATCGGCAGACTTTTTAAGAGTCTTTTGGAATTCAGCATGTGAAATACCGCCGTGCATAACTTCTAAAACATAACGATAGTATGGATCATCTTTACTTGGAATCTTCTTGTTCGTTACTTCTTGTTGAGTAGACTCAGGCTTTGCAATATTGATTTGATCTTCAATGCTAACTCTGTACTCATCAAAGTATTTGAACACTGGAACTTTATCACCTTTCCAGAAGAAGTAGAAACTTCTTTCACGAACTTGGGAAAGTCCATGCAATAAAGACTTAGTTCTATATACTGACATGGTGTAACCATTCTCTTGTGCAAGCTTATGAAGCTTAGCAACGATAGGCTTTCCCATCTCACCTGCAAATCGTGGAGCATTCTCTCCCCAAAATACTTGAGGTTTCATTTCCTCAAGTACATACTTTGCAGTGATCATCATCCAATCATTAGCAGCTGCATCAGAATTTGCAGACGGAGATAAAGAACTGAGACCAGCGCAAGGACAAACAGCATTAACAACGTCCACATAATGAGGATGTTTTCCGCCTTGATCGAGTAAGATGTAAGGAACGTCTTTAAGGTGATTGACCAAGTGCGAATCATTACTACTGAATGCGGTGTAAGAAAGTATGTAATCAGGCTTCGTGCCAAAGGCTGCCATTTGTCCAAGTGTTTCTCCTCCGATTAGTGGCACAATAGATGCATGTTTTAATGTCATAAATTATCTTCAATTTGTTTCATCATCTCAGCAAAAGTATACTGAGAATCTTGATGTTGTTTATAAAATTCAAACGCCATTTCACGGTATTCATCCCGCATTACAGAGTCCTTAGATAATTTATTCACCAGATCAAGAGATGGTTGCATGTCGTTATCGTCAAGCCAAATCGTACCTGTATCTTTACAGTTAATTAACTTATCGCCAAACTTACGATGAGTACAACGCTCACCATATAACTTACGGAAGACTGGTACTACACCAACGGCTGCAAGTTCACAGTGTGTATATTCAATAGAACGTTCAATAAAGCGTTCATCAAGAATAGACAACTGGTAACCAAAGCCAGTTACTGCCATACGATATAACATTTGTTCGTTTACATATGGGCCAAACACATACGCTGGTTGATCTTTTTCAAGGTTGATTGTATTAATATCTTTATCGATCATACCATGGAACTCTGATAGTTCACGGAATCCAAGATATGCTGGAGACTTTTCAATACCTTCGAATGTAGTAATATAGTCGTTAGGACGAAGGAATTCATTATGAAACTTGAACATCTGAACATAGCCTTTCCAGCTTGTCGTACGTCCAATCCACTTGTGCATGTTTGGTTTCGTTTGATCAATATCAAGCCAGTACTTTTCGCGTACTGAATCGAAGTCCATTCCTGGCTGAAAGTTTAAAATGGTTTTTGATTCATCACCACCAAAGAATCCGGCTAGACCTCCGCCACCAGTAACTTCAGTAACGTACTTTGCAAAGTCATTCTTTCGGCTATGACCGAACAGAATGTTTGCTCTTTCAACTGCTTCTTTAATAGCAGCATTACGCTTAATAGATAATGCTGAGTGATCGTGCTGAACCAATACAATTGGCTTTACGATTTCAGATAGTGCACGTTTGAATTGTTCAATGGCTGCTTCTGGGTGACTTAGTGAAGGAAGACTATTGATAATAACTACATCGGCTTTGTTGCAGCCTTCAATCATCTTATTAGTTTCTTCAGCTTTTGCAAGCTTTAGTTGAACTACATTTGAAACATCATGAGCATTCTTGCGAGTCCATGACTTATCTTTTGATGAAAACACAACGAAGTCATGACCATTCTTGGCCATCCATTTAGTTTGTTCAACTGTAAATTTAGTAACGCCACATCCTTCGATGCCACGTCCCATAATAATTGCTACTTTCATTTATATCTGCTTCCTTCTTGTCCAGATTCATTACTATTAGTACACTGCAATGTGTGATCTGTTGATTTTGGACAACGTTTATAGCCACAGTCTGGACATACGATAAACATATGCATAGTCACTGGCCATCCGTTTTCATCTTCGATTTGATTTAAGCAGTTATAGCACCAACACTTATAATTCATTCTAAGTATTCCTTACAATCTTCTATTACTAGATCAACCCACCACTTATGATTTAGATTCCTATTCAAAGGAGAAGGATGTGGTAAAACATAGTGATACACATCGATCTTACACAGAGCAGTAGATGCAAAATTTCCAAGAGCTAAAACCTTATTATAACCTTTACATGCTTTTTCTAGCGAGTCAAAATCTACATTCTTCAGTTGAGCTTTTCCTGGAAAGTCAAACGTATTTATGAAAGAAAAATGACGTATATTTAGGCGATCCATCCATGATTCTAGATTGCGAAACGTTGCATTTCTCTTTATGCCAAGTGTTGGCTTATCGGATGGACACATTCCAACTACGATTATGTTTGAACCCACTGCGCTTTTACTCCAGCTTCTTTAAACATATTCCAAGATAATTCAAATGATTCTGTCCAGATTGCTGGAACAACATCATCTGTATAGATTACTACACGTTGTATTCCAACTTGTATAATGCCCTTTGCGCACTCGTTGCACACTGGGAGACCGTATACAAAAAGAGAAGCACCATCAAGAGAAACACCATTAAACGTTGCATTATAGATTACATTCATTTCAGCATGAACAACAAGCTTATACTTTACTTCACGATTTTCATATCGTTGTGACAGATCAAGAATCCCACGTGGAAAACCATTATATCCTTGCGATAGGATTTGACCTTTGGTACCGACGGCAACTGCACCAATCTTTCTACTTGGATCTTTACTCCAAGTAGAAATTTGCTTTGCTAGATCAATATACCTTTGATCCCACTTTGTTAGTATATCGTTTGTCATATTCTTCTTTAGTGATACTTAATTCACGAGTGTTGATGTAATGCTCGAGCAAGTAGAATTGGCGTTCATAGATGTGCAATGAACCTGCATTCCACATGATTTCACCACGCTCATAGTAGTGGCCACGGTAACGAAGTTCTTGTACAACTTCTTCCAAGACATGCATTTGCCAAGCATAATCGTTGCGGTAACCAGCCCAAGCATCATTACTGCGCATACCGACTATGGCATAGATTCTACCATTACGTAGTAGATATTGCACAGTGTTAGTACACATAAAGTCTGAACGACCATTCTCGTTATGATCACCCCACATACTAGGACGAGTGTAAATCATAATAGCACGACGAGAATCTGGACGTTCTTCAAGTTCAGTAACTACATGAGCAAACTGATCATTATTCTCAGGTGAATATACACACCAACCATAGTTAGAGTTAATCATTCCATCTTTATCAGCAACTTGTTTCCAAATTGCAGGTGTTCCACCTGGAATATCATTCACATTCAATGATTGTGATTTATACCATTCGAGTTCACGCTTTACATAATCTTCGTTTACTTCGCCAAAGATCATAGGTGAATTGGCCCAGAAGCTAGCACCCATGATTTCAATAGTCTTAACACCAGACTTGTCAGTTACAAACTTTTTATCTCTATAAAGACGTGCAAATTCTTGACGAATTTCATGACATGTTGGCAGATTCATGTTCATTCTGCAAATCTCCCTGTTGGAACATATGTTTCTTGAGCTACTACATTTTCAAATGGTCCACGTGATGTACTTGGTTCTTTTGTAATTTCACGGAACTTAGTAGGATACAACTCGGTTGTTGGATGAGTTGCTTTACTTGTACGACGATTGAAGATATCCTTACCCATTTCTTGACCATCGATATCGCCACGCATATATGCAACAAGGAATGAAGCATAGTTGATCATATCGATTGCAGAATCTTCAACGGATTCAAAGTTAACCTTTCCACCTTGCTCCATAGTTTCCAATACGGAATACATACGAAGCATCTTACCATTGATAGTGTCAAGGATAGTATATACACCACGAGGATAATGATCTGCTTGGCGTACTCGGCTCAAAGGATTCTGATAATCCTGACCTTTGCGTTCTTGAAGTTCAGCTGCTTCTAACAGAATGTTAGCTGATTCACGTGTAAATTGTTTTCCTTCTTTCATTTTCAGTCCTTAATTAATTTAATACATACGCCGTCGACTACGGCTTTTTGCCAATTAAAAATGTAGCTATCATATTGACTAGTTGGATCTTTCTTGATGTACTTAGAATCATGTGCAATCACTGATTTCATATCCATCAAAAATGCTGGTTGATACTCATACACAAGATGAGCTTTTTCGCGATAACCACCTAGCATGAGATGTTCATTGAACGGTGCACTGCGTAACAATGACAACAGTTGCTCATAACTAATATACCA